GGTGGGCTTCCGTGGCCCGCTGCTCCTGCCCCATCGCTTGACGGGCCTGCAGTGCCTGCTGCGTCTGTGCCTGCCGCTCCTGTCGCGCCTGGGCCTGCTCGTTGTGCTGCAGCTTCTGCTGCGTCTCCAACTGCTTGGCCTGCGCTTCAACCATCTTGACCGGATCAGGCTGCTGGTTCTGCGGTCCTAGCTTGCCCTCGGCAGCGGCAACCTGCCGCTCCAACAACTGCTTGTCTTCCTTGACCTTGACCTCGCGGTCTTTCAGCATCAACTCCTGCTGCTGCATCTGCACCAACGGGTCCTGTGCCTGCATCTGTGCCTGGGCTTGTGCCTGCTCATTCTTGTTCTGTGCGGCAACCTGCTGCGCGGCCTGAGCCAACAGGCTCGCCAGCGCGTACTCGGCTTCCGGCTCCATCGGCATGTTCGGGTCGGGCAGATCAGTGCCCATCGCCTGCTGAATCTGCGCGCGGTATGCGTAGGCAGCGTGCTCTGCAATGTGCGCTTGCATGGCGTTGAACATGACCTGGGCGTTCGGATTCTGGCCCAGCAGCATCCCCACTTTCGGGTCGTTCATGAACGCCTGATGCACCATGATGTGCGCCGTGTGATCCTGCTGGATGAACGACTTCACCGGCTTGCTCATGAGGATCGCCATATTCTCGGCAACCGGGTCGCGCGGCGACATCTCATCGGGCATAGGCACGATCTTGGCGACGTTCTTCATGCCCAGCGTGGTCAGCATCTCGCGGTGCAGGAACGCTTGGTCGTACAACTGCGGCGCCTTGCCTGCTAGATCAAACGCGGCCTGGAACTGCGCGATGCGCACGCCCATCGTCGTAGCGTTCGGGTCACTGACCGGGATGATGTCTGCCAGATCGTAATCGGCATCCTTCGTCATCTTATCCGGATCGGCTTCGTACGGGTACGCGCGTTCGCCGTTGTTCTTGACCAACTCCTTGATCAGCTTGAACTCGATGCGCATGGACGCGTGTACGCGCGACTGCACCGCCGAGAGAGTCTTCAACTGCCGCTCGATCAGCGCCAGCGTGGTGCCCACCGGGGCGTTCTGGTTTGCGTCGCTGAACGACGCATCGGAGATGTTGGCTGCCTTGCGCCCATCCTCCACCACGCTCTGCAGCAGGTTGAACAGCGTGGCCGACGGCTCCTTGTAAGGGAGCGTCATGATGTTGTCCTTGAGCACGCCGCTCGGGACATCCGCATCCTTGAACTCGCCCGGCCTGTGCGGAGACTGGTCGTCCTTGATGCGCATCCCGCGCGTCTTGAACCCGCCCGGCAGATTGGACAGCGTGCCGGCGTCGATCAACTGACGCAGCAGGGATGTGCCTGATTTGGCATGCCCGCCCACCAAATGGATCAGACCGAAGCCGTAGAACCCGAACCCGGTGATGTACGTGTAGTGAACGAAGTGCTGCAGCTTGATGTGCTTGTCGTCGCCTTCTTTCCAGTTGCGGCGGATCGACATCAACCTGTTTGTCGAACGGTTGATCGTCACGACATACGGCCACGCGTACGCTTGTTCTTCCTCTTCGTTCTCGATGGTCAGATCAACCAAAATCTCCAGCAAGTCGTACATGCTGGAGTTAGACCCATCTTCGCCAGTCAGCTTGTCCTTGGCTTCCCGCGTGTCGTCACGCTCATTGAACGGTTCGCCGATGTCTTCATCGACATAAACGCCGTTGGCGATCATGCGCTCGATCCAGTTCTTGGACCTGTGCATCACGTGCGTGACCCGCTCAGCGTCGTGCAAGTCAGCCGCGCCGTAGTTCACCACCACATCGTCGGCGGGCACGAACATCGCAACCTGCCGTCCACGCGACGCGTCGTTGTACACCTTCTTGAACGCAGAGCCTGCAATCGGCAGGTTCCACAGCACGCGCTCATGCTCAACGCGGTACTCAGGCATTTCCTCGGTCAAGCGCCAGTTCATGTCGTCCTTGACACGCTCTGCCGCCGCCATGCGCTCAGATGTCTGCTTGCCGATCACCTGGGTCTTCACAGGCCCGTGCGCAGGGAACGTCTCCGTGATCGCCTCAGACTGGAACCGAACCACCGCCTCAGTCAACAGCGGGTGAACTACACCGCTGGCGCCCTTAAAGGGCTCCGTCCGTTCTTCGATGCGTAACCCCAGCAGATCAAGCCCCTTACGGTATGTGTCATACCACGGCTCGCGCGAGCGCTTGTCTTCTTCGTACAGCGTGATAAGATCGCTACATGCTGCCTCAATCTTGCGTCGCTTCTCGTCGTCCTTAAACACCGTCTCCAGCAGGTTCGCCGTGTGCTCGTCTTCTTCCTCACCAATCTCAACCACCATAGCGACAGGTTCGTCGCCTTCGATTTCCACGTCGATTTCCGGATCGGCCTGATTGATGATGTCCGAAATCTGTCCCTGGTATGCGCCTTCAGTGATGGCGCCGTTACCCGGCAAGCTTTTTTCAATCATGGAAAGTCCTAGTAGTATTCCGCGCGGCGCGGCCTAAAATTCGGTTGCTCATCATCCCGCTCGTCTGACGGCAGGGTAATGAATCCGCCCGAGCGAAACCGCATCAGGGCCATAGTGACGGTATCCACGAGGTCGTCGTTCTTCCCCGAGGGAAAGTCGTTGCACTGCTCGATGACTTCTTCGGACCATTTGTAGTCCGGCGCCCATACTAACCCAGAGCGCACGATGTCCGCAACTGAGTTGACCCGGGCATATTTCGTGTTTGCGCTGCTGGCCGTGCCGCGCGACGGGGTGTACTCCTGAATTGGCAGCCCCATGCGCCTCAACTCCTGCGCCAGCGCCGCTCCGTTGGATTTCTTCTCGATAATGAAACAGTCCGGCTGCCACGTCTTGTACTCGCGCATCGCCAAATCCTTCAACGCTGGAAACTCCATGCGTTTGTTGATGGCGTTGAGCAAGATAATGGCCGCAACCCGCGTACCGTCGTCAGAATCTCGGTAAAACACACCCCACGTTGTCAGTGCCGTGAAGTCGCTACGTTTGTTGGCTTCCTGCGCGGCGTCCAGCGCCATAATCAGGTAGTCGCACTCAGGCGGATCGTCATGCACCCACCTTTGCCACCATTCTTTCTTGATCAGGGCTCCATGCTGGCTTGTCGGCGACTGTTGGTACTGCGCCTGCCACTGAAATGAAGGCATTGACGCCCTGGTGCGCCGCAAAGCCTCCAAAGACCACTGATCGGGCCACAGGGACTTCTCATGGTCCGTGCCTTCGTTGATAATGGCCGGAAATTCGATGTACTCCCACTGATCGGACTCTTTGTTCTTGGCTGATTCGTCCAGTAACTGCCCAATCAGGTCGTTTTTAGCCCATCTCGTGTGCAAAACCACCACTCTACCGCCCGGCATCAACCGGGTCCGAGCGCCGTATGCGTACCACTCGTAAACTTTGTCGAAAACGTCGTAATTTCCGTTCAAGATGTCTTGTTCGGAGAAGGGATCATCGACAATCAGCAAGTCGGCGCCTCGTCCAGCGACTGCGCCACCGACGCCAACGGCAAAAAACTCGCCTCCGGAGTTGGTGTTCCATCGCCCTGCTGACTTACTATCGGCAGCAAGTGCCACGCCTGGGAATATGGTCTTATATTGCGTGGTGTCGATCAGATTTCTTACTTTCTTGCCAAAATCTACGGCCAAATCGGCCGTATGCGAAGAAATTATTAACTTCTGCTCTGGGAAATTACCCATGAACCAAGCAGGAAAGTACAGGCTGAGCAGCAGTGACTTGCCGAAACGCGGCGCAATCGCCGTCGCCAGCCTGTCCAACTCACCGCGCGCAGCCTTTTCAAGCTTCCCGGCCAGTATTTTGTGGTGCGCCCCGATCTTGTAGTCGGGATTTATGAACTTGACGAACGACAACAGCGAAACTCGGCACTTTTTAGCCTGCTCGCGCTTCTCCCATTCATCTAAAAGATCAAGAACCTTCAGTTTCTCGTGCGTCGGCATCGACGGCACGGCTGCTTTTAGTGCGGCGATCTTGTCGGGTGTCATATGGCTGACAACCCGGACAAAGTCAGTTCAAATTCATCTTCGTTGTATAAACAGTGCAGCACGCATTCACGCGAAAACGGCGATAGGCTACGCCAGCGCTTCAGTGCGTTCGGGGCGATATTTCCCGTCATTCTGAACCGTTTGCGTAGTGATTCAGCAGGTTGTACATCGCACCCATCAGGCGCAGCCGCGTTACCGGCCTTGACGAACCCGACCACATGCGCGTGCAATCGTCTGCCTCGATACCAACAGCAGCGAATGCCACAATCTCGCCCTTCTCCAGCGCGGCAACCAGCGATTTGGCGGCTTCCAGCGCATCCTCGCGCGACGGGTCACGGTTGAGTATGAGAGGGGTGATATTTCGCGTCATTTCTTCAACGTCGCCCGATTAGTCTTGGGGTTATATGCGTAATCTCCCGCCTCATGTGTACCACCAGATGCCTTACTGGCGCGATCTTTGGCGCGACCATCGTTACCTAGTGCTTGTCTCTCTTTACCAGCACGGGTAAGTTTCCCGTCAGCCATCTGCCCGCGCTTGGTTAGAAGCGCTATTGCCATCCCCCGCGCCCCTTTGTTCCCCTTCGACGCCAGTTGACGGGTCAGACGATCCTCAAGCTTGCTCATGATGGCAACCTCTTACCTTCTTCATACTGTTCGCGCCCGTCCATGCTGTGGTGCACGTATATCTTCTCGTAGCCATACTCCCACCCGTCGTCCAACGTGGGGCAGCACCAACAGTGCATGTCCACGTCATGTTCCCGGAAATCATTCAGCGGGACGATGTGGAGAGGCCAGGATGTTTTTTCGGCGGACATTTTTAACCCACGTCATCCACGTCCGTGTCGATCCGCTCCAGCAGCGGGGTGTCTGCGTTTATTGTCAGGCGCTCCAGGCGCTTGTTTATCTCGGCCTGAATCTGCTCGTCGCTCAGGTCACGGGTGACAATCTCGGTGCGCTGCGTGAACAGCGCTACCTCCGTCACATCCCCCAGCAGCTTGTATGCCTTCAGGCGAATCTCGGGTTTACTGTGCTCAGTCTCCTTCATCAGACCCGCCACGATGTATGAGCGTATCTGTTGCGCCTTCTCCACGAACTGCCATTCGTAGGCCGACAGCATACCCACCACCTTCTGCACCGCCTCCGGTGTCTTCAGGGCGGTAATCTGGTTTTTTGTATCTTCTGGAGAAGGCGAAGGGACGGCGCCAGCCACAACCCCAAAGGCATGTGCCGCCAGGGCCGATTCGTAGGCGGGATCGAGCGCTGCAGGGGCGTCCGCGCCCCTCTCGCGCAGCCACTGCTCCGTGTTCACCTTGCCGTTGAGGATGCAGTGGGGGTCTGCAAGATCGTCCGGCACAAATGACGAAGCCGCATCAGCGTGCGGCTCGGGTGGTAGGGTGAGTAAATGACCCAGCATGAGGCTATACTACACCGGTTGGTTGGGGTGCGCCACTACTCCGGTGGCGCCTTGAGGCGCACGTGTTTTCTCCGTGCGCCTTCTTTTTCAACTTACTCGGTGCGCCAGACGCCCAGCGCTTGGTTGCCGTCACCGTCGGTGAACGCGCGGACAGCGAACTTGCCGGCGCCGGGGTTGCGCTTGGTGAACGCGCCGACAGCGCTGCGGACCGTAGCGGCCTTGACGCCAGTATCGACGGTGAACATCTGATCCACGTCCATCTGCAGGAACGGGTACTTGGAACCACTGCGGCCAGCGGTACGGCGGGGGATCGGAACACCGGATTGGATTTCAAAAGACATGTTGTAACTCCGTGGGGGTTGAAGAACGGCGTCGATGCCGTGATTGGCAGTGTACTTGAACTGATTATCCGAGTCAACTGCAGGGGAATTATTTAGGGCGTTGACCGAACCACTTTAGCTTTGTCTGGCGGCTAGGCTTGGTGTCACGGCGCGGTCAACGGGTGAAGTGTACACGACCCCTCCTTTGTTCCGCAAGCGCCTTAAGGAATATACGCGCAACGGATGTGTTGCTGTGGGAGACATATTCGCCCGAACCGTACAACCATGACAGCGCCTTGAACTGC